GTACAGTTTGAAAATGGGGCACTCGTCATGGGTTCTGAAAATTACATTGAACTCCCTAGATCCGGAGATCTTATCACTGAAATGTATCTCAAAATTTTCTTCCCTCCTAGTCTATTGGCCGTGAGTGTAGAAGAATCTGTCGGGACCCTGTTGATTCAACATGTTGAATTATATATCGGATCTGAATTAATTGAAAGAATTTATGGTGAATTTATTGCGATGAAATATGACATAGAAGTCCCCCAAGGAAAACAGCCATCACTTGAAACATTAATAGGAAAGGGTACTCAGGTGGCTGCATCAAATTATACAATTCCCCTCCCGTTTTCTATTCTTCAAAAAGGAATTCCTATATGTGCATTTAAAGAACCAGTTACGTTTAGAATCGTCACGAATCCTACAACAACCTTTACAATTCCACCCATAGATATCAACGATCCAGTGACTGCATATCTTCACGTTGAATATACGTATCTGGGTCAGAAAGAAATTGAATATATACGCAAGACCCCACAAATCCATATAGTAGAGCAGGTCCAGTTGGCTGAATTCTTCGCCCCTGTGGGTGCTACAGCCGTTCGCTGTAACCTTGGATTTTCAAATATCGTCAAGGAACTTTATTTTGTTGTTCAAAACGAAACCGCTCTTGCCTACGATTTTTTGGCGGACAATACATCCAATGTTCAACAAATTGTAAACTTGGAACTCTTCTTCAACTCCACGGAACGCATATCCACCGATGTGGGAACCCCTCTGTTCCTCAGGGTCATCCAGGGTCTAGAGTTTCATACCCGCGTCCCATCATACTATTTTTACCTGTACTCTTTCAGCCTTGACCCCGAATCCAGGCGACCATCAGGCGGCGTAAACCTCTCCAGAATTCAAAATCAAATTTTAAAATTAAATTTAAATTCGTCCGCAACAGGACGAAACATTAGAGTCTACGCCGTCAACTACAATTTTGTCCAGGTGGCGAACGAAAGCGCGACAATTCTGTTTTCTAATTTTCAATAAAAATTCAAAAGATGGACATCATTGATTCTGCGATTGAAATTTTCAAGCCGGTCATGGAGGCGGCGACGGTTCTTGCGGCCCACTATGCCAAGGCGTGTGGCCGGGACGTGGTGCTCCAGGAGGACATGCGTCTCGGAATGATGTATGCCGCCCGGAATATTACAGGCCGTCAGATTGGCTCTATTTATCCAGAAATTTACGAGGAGTCGGACTCGGGGTCCGACTCCGACTCGGGATCTTGGGAAACTGTTGATGATGAAGAAATCGTGTGGACCAAATATGATGGCCCAGACGATGACATGGCACTCAAGATGAACGATTGTGCGGATACATGGGACTCATGGGAACCAGAAACTCCAGCAGAACGTGCGTTGAAAAACGCCGTAGACAAACAAATGGAAAATTAGATGACCTGGTGGGTCGATGAAGATTGTGAGGAGGGATACGACCTTTCCAGAACCAAACCCAAGTACTCCGTCATACTTCAGGAAGAAGATTATGAAACAGAGAGTGATGACCCGGGTCCACCAGGGTACGATCACGGACCGGAAGCCAATTATGAAGACGCTCCTCAGGTGGAGTCATGGGATCCATGGGAACCGGGATATTTTTTTCGTATTCAATAATAAAAATGGCCGAAATGCTTTCTTCCATCGCCCTCCAGCTCGAGTCCCAGTCCCTGAACTCCGTCGTGGCGGGTTTCGCATTCGCCAGCGCCGTGGCCTGGATGGATGTGGTCCGCTGGATCATCTCCCAGGTGGTTCAGGTGGGCAAGAACGGCGGCCAGTACTACATTCTGTCCGCTCTGTTCACCACCCTGCTGGCCATCGTCGTGTACATGGCCATCAAGGCTCTGGCCGTGAATGTGAAGATCAACGAGCCCCAGCAGCCAGTCTACGCCGTCACCCGTGCTTAGACGAACTTCACAGGCGGTTGGGGCGCTTGAGGGGGCGCCTGACCTGGACGGTTCCCGAACGTTCTCCATATAAATATACCTATCAGCGTCGCTAAAACCAACAAAAACCAAGGAATTTTAAAATTCTTTGACTCTTCCTTCGGTGGCGGAGGAAGCGTCAGGGTCATGGCATCTATAATGCGTTTCAGTTCCACATCCTGGAGGGGCGGCGGGGGCGGCAAGGTCCGTTCAGGTTCAGGTTTGACGTGAACTCTCAGAACGAAAGCATTCGTGTCCCATCCACGGAAATCAAGAAGTTTCCCGTCCTTGTCGTACCACCGAACAGTCAGGCGCTGCAGGACATTGATTGGTTCTGGATATTCAACGGAAATTTTGTAATCCTTATTCTCGTGAAAATTCTTGATGCATCCAGAACCCACATCCAGAATGACGGGAGCAAAGGACCTGTTCGCATTTGAGCCAGAAACTGTACCCGTTGAGCCTTCCAATTTTCGGGCATCTACGTTATGAGGTGTGCGAAGTTCATCAATGTCCAGGAAGATGTAATCGTTCAGGGTCAGATCCACCATGGTAGTGGATCTCACAATGTATGTGTTTTTGTAGGCCGGGTCCAGAGCCGTCGCAACCGTTGCCGCGTATGTGGAAGAATTTGAAAGCCCAATTATTTTTGAAAATTCCTCTGAATTAATTGTGACTGAAAACGCTCCTGCATTTGAGAAGATGAATTTACCCTCGTCTGGGAGGTAGTCGAGGGTCACGAGGGCATTTGAGGTCACGGCCGCCGCCATACCGTATGCAGAGTAGAAGCCGTTCCTGATGCTTACGTTGGTCGTACCTATACTGAAGATGTTGGAACCGTCAGTGATGTTGTACATTGTATTGGGTACACGGGCACTGACGAGGTCCACCCGTTGAATATTCTTTATGGGTGTCGTGAGATGCAGAACGTAGGCATTTCCATGAGGATACAAAGCAGAGTCCCTGTTCAAAGAATCTGCAAACACCAGTCTCTGGGTCGCGGACGAATATTGCATATTATCCTAACTTAGGTTGGGAATTTTTGAAGGGACTAAAAACATTTTGATACCATCTTGACATTTTGTAATTTTTTTTAGAATTGAAATTAAAAATTAATTTAAAATATTTTTTAAAAATTATTTATTTTTTCAATTTGAAATGAAAATCCTATAGTATCAAAATTTTACTGAGGAGCCTCTGGCCATGTGATATTGGTCGGATCGGTTTGCGTCTCTGGGATCATACGAAGTAAATTGCGGTAGGTGGTCCATGCCGTCTGATTAGAGACAGGGGCATCTGGAAGTTGGGTCCAATCACAAGCCGCCAAGAGACGGTTGCGTTGTTCACGGACGGCGGCCCATTGCTTTTCAGCGAGCCGGACTGGATCATTTTGAATTGAAATTGACCCGTCAGAATTCTTCACAGCCTTTGCAACTGTATAGTCAACATCGTGAGGAATGGGGACATCCACACAATGATCGTTCACGTGTGGAGGTTTGGGAGCACTCGAGTAATAGTTGTAATAAATATTAAGGGTATCGGAATCAACTTGGGCAAACAGAGACATCTATAATAAATTGAGAAAATCACCTGAACGGTGGCCCAGTGATCCACGTCACAAGAGACCGCCGGACGCCCTTGGTGACTGGCGTTACTCTGTGTCTTAGGTAACTCGGGAAAATCACCATAGTTCCCTGTTCCTTCTCAGCCACACAAATCTTGTCGCCATCAAGTGAAAATTGAAGCTCCCCTCCTTCATATTCACTCGGGTCCGACAATTGGATGGACACACTCAATTTCCGACCACAATTCAGAGCGCCTTCCCCAACGTCAAAGTGCCAATCGTACCGCCCCTGGTAGTCCTCGTGGTACTCGGTGTACTGTAGATTTTCAGTAAGACTGGAAATGTCAAAATTGTAAAATTCCTTGTTGCACGTGCCCACGAGTTCCATGATTTTTTGATATAAATTGGCCCACTGTTCCGTTTTGGGAATCCAGTACACCTGGCTTTTGCGGACCTCACTGTTCTTCCCGTCCTCAGTCAGACCCGGACCCAATTCAAAATTAAAATTAGTCAGGGCCTTGCACTCGTCAGGGCTGAAGGCGTTCACGAACCGGTAGTACTTGATGAGGTTGGGGTTCGACCGGGCGAATATGAACTGAAGGGGAGGTGGTGGGGCGGCGTTGGTCTGAAGGTCGTGGACGTAGTCCTTGTACGGTCCGTTTGCGTCCACGTAGTGTAGAAAAACCTGGATGTACTCGGTTCCCTTGAACGCCTTGCGACTGTGCTCGATCTCACAACCCTTGTAGAGACAGCCATCACCTGGGCTCAAGTCCAGTGACCTTTTTCCCATGTAAATAGGCCATTTGTGCGTCTGGGACAGGTTCAGAGTTACGGAGTATTCGCAGCTCGGCCGGTCTTTGTGGGGCGTGAGGACGTTACCGTCTTTGTAAATCCGACAATACGAGTATGTGGGCCGGAGAGGAACTCCCGCCGCTTCAGAAACCTTTTCACACAAAAGACCAAGAAGTGTATTACACACTGGCAAACCATAAAATGTGGCGCTATTCGGAACTTGCGCGTCTGGTTTTCCACCAGGCTCGTTCCGGATCCGCCGAGCAATTGTTTCCGCCTCTTGAGGATCTATGAGACCTTTGAGAACTTTATAAAGTCCTCGCATTGGTTATTTTAGGTTCTAAATTCTTTAAAATACAGTGACACGAACCATACCAGATGCTCCGGCACCACCACCTCCCGCTGCTACAGGACCGGCCCCGCCACCGCCACCCGGAATGACACCGGCGACGCCGGGACCTGAACCGCCAGCTCCTCCAAAAACGCTCGTACCCCCAACTGATCCTCCTCCCCCACCTCCATATATAGAAGACCCACCGGGTGCCGAAACTGGACCCGCTCCCCCACCTCCTCCACCATATATAGTTCCAGGTGTTCCGGGTGCCGCAACAGGTGAACCAACGCCGCCTGCTCCTCCGCCTTGACCTCCAGCTGTTGGTCCTAACGGTCCACCTGGACTTAACATACCACCTCCGCCGCCCGCAGGTTGCCCGGCACCAGACTGTGCACCAGCCCCAAATGGTCCAGTTATAACAACCCCACCAGGTGCACCTGTAATTGGTCCGAAAGTAGATGCTGTGCCATCATTCCCACCAGCCGCCCCACCAGCGCCTACAGTGACCGCAACTGTACTTGCTGTTATTGAACTGAGTTGAATTATATTAGAAACGTATCCTCCTCCACCTCCACCCGCGTGCGCTCCACCTGCACCACTGCCACCACCTCCCCAACATTCTATAATAACCATTGACCCTGATGTGGGTTTAACCCACGTGAACGGTCCTCCAGTTGTAACAGGCGTTCCTGGCCCTGTAAATGTCTGAACATTAGAAACGCCATTTGAAGATCCTGTAAATGTCGCGCCTGATAAAACTTTATTTGTCAAATTAATGGTTTCCGCCATTTACTATTAGAAAACAGTAATTCTCACAATTCCCGCCGCTCCGGAACCAGCTGGACCATTACCATCACCTCCTCCTCCACCACCGCCTCCTGGAAAAGTACCAGATGTACCTGAAGACCCACTTGCTCCAGGTCCACCCGTACCACCTGTACCACCAAAAACTGATGTACCACCTGAGCCGCTCGGAGTCTGACCACCACCACCGCCACCACCGCCACCCCAAACACTGGGCCCTCCAGGACTATTTCCGCGGTTACCTCCACCACCGCCTCCAAAAAAACGGCCGGCGCCGCCATTCGCTGCACCCGAACCTTGTGTAGGAGAATTAAAGGGACCCGCCATTCCTCCACCGACGCCACCTGACGCCGAAGCTCCGCGGTCTCCGCCGTATGCAACAATAACATTTGATGTACCGTCCCACACATTAGAGGCACCTCCTTGAACTCCGGGTGACGTTGGTGTGCTTGATCCCGCACCTCCCGTTCCCACTGTGACACCAAGAGTTGATGGCAGTGGAGCTGTATTTGACCAGTATTGCACGTACGCTCCACCACCTCCTCCAGCGCCACCAGTTGCAGTGGTAGACCCACCCCCGCCGCCACCCCAAGCCTCGAATAAAACCACAGAACCCGCCGATGGTTTCGTCCACGTTCCTGGACTCGTGAATGTTTGCACATTGCTCGCCAAGTTTCCAAAAATTCCTATAAAATCATTTGCACTGATAGTCGTCCCCGGCCCATAATAAAAGGTTTCGGTAGCCATCTAATGTTAATTTAGAAAGTAATAATCCTGACTCGCCCCGAACCTCCCGAACCTCCTGTACCTTGAGCACCTGCTCCGCCACCTCCAAGTACAGAACCGGGTGTTCCCGGTGTTCCCGCTGGATTTGCAGAACCACCCGCACCTCCGAAAACGCTCGTACCTGCAGTTCTCAGATTGGCGCCGGGTGCGGATATACCACCACCTCCGCCACCACCATAAACGGAAGAACCTGCAGGAGTGCCGCTACCACCGTTTGTTCCTCCGCCCCCACCGAAAATAATACCTGCGGTTACTGCAGCTCCACCGACCGAACCGGAATTTGCAGAGTCCATACCTCCTCCCGTACCTCCCGTGCCCGCCGGGGAGCCCGCACCACCATACCCTGTCACCGTTGTTCCTGGAGCCGCTCCGGTGATTGGCCCGAAGGTTGAATTTCCTCCATTGGTTGCGGCCGTGCCACCGGCACCCACCGATACGGCGACCGTGGAAGCCGTCACCGAACTTAGAGGAAGGATGATATAATTGTATCCACCGCCTCCGCCCCCTCCCGCCGCCGCCCCCGGAGCAACAGTAGCGCCACCTCCACCACCCCCTATACACTCGATACGAATCCAGTTGCCGGCGGCTGGCTTCGTCCACGTATACGGAGACGGCGTACCGGCGACTGGAGCATAGTAATCTGTGATCGTTGCAAAAGGTCCGACAGCCGTTCCATTGATTAAATTGGCGTTCTGATAAATCACAGCGGACATTTCTATTATTCATCTAGAACTTATTAAAAATCGGATGTAAACAAAACTCGGGCTTTGCTGGAACCTGTGTCTCTAGAATTGCAACGTTGGCGTACTTGAGAGGGCAAAACACGACCCGCCCGTCTTGAAGCAGAGAAGAGCCGAAAAACTTCTGGGTCCCGTAGGTTGCCGACGCTGCTGCACAGTTTGAAAATGTAAGAGCCACTGGATCGTACATCCCGACGTTCGCCGAGTCGGTTGGTGTGAAAATGACGTTTCCTGATGGCAAAAGAGTCGAGCCTTGGAAGAAATTGTTGGTTCCGACTGTACCTATGTAAACGATGTTTGAAAGTCCACCAGCAGCGATTGGATTTGATACAAAGGCTGGATTATAAGTTATGATATTGGCTGCGGTTGAAGGGGGGAGAACGACATTTCCAGTTTGGGTGTAGCAAGCCGATTCCCAGGATTGAGATGCGATAACGGGGCCGACATTTGTGAAACCGGCCGAAGTCATGGCGTATGTGTTGTACATTCCGATGTTGGCCGTTCCAATGAGTGGGGTCATGACCACATTACCATTTGGAAGCAAACACCCGCCTCCAAAAAGGCTGGCGTTTTGAGCAGCAATGGGTCCGACATTCGTCATGGCGAGCGTCGTCGGATTAAAGTGACCAATATTCGCCGAATCACGCGGAAACATGATGACGTTTCCTGTCGGCCCGAGAGCCCCACCCTGGAACCTGAGATTTCCGGCGGCTCCAACGGCGGCATTAGAATACGCATAACTTATTGGATTGAAGACACCCACATTTGATTGTGAAAATGGAATGAAGATTACATTTCCATTGGGTGCGAGAACACCACCTCTGAACTTGTTGGTCGTTGCCGCAAGTCCCGAAGGGGCCACGGACGAAAATAGACCCGTCTTGGGGTTGAAAAAACCAACGTTGGATGAATCGGCCGGAACGAAAAGGACACGACCGTCGGGTAACAGAACGCTTCCGGCGTACTCGCCGTTGGTTGCAGTCGGAGGACCGCTCGCCACGTTTCCAAACACTGGTGTTGCGGAAGTCGCCCACCAGGACTTTGCGGGTTGACTGGCCGCATTACACGTGGCTGAAATCCACGTCTGAATAGAAGAGGCGTTCGTAGTGTCGGGTTTGAGGTAAGGGTACCGTTTCGTCAAGTCTTCGGCGTACGAGAGGTTTCCACTGGCGATGATGTTCGTGGACACGAGTGCGTTTGTGACGAACACGTTACCCTGGACGTAGAGTGATGTACCAGAAGGCGAGCTCGTGTTGATACCCACGAAACCCGCCGGGCCATAAATTGCAAGTAAATTTGCAGTTGTGGTATTCAACGTCACCACATTCACGTTAGTCGTTGCAAGGGAGTTTGATGCGAACATATTTCCTGAAACGTAAAGGGAGGTTCCAGAGGGTGTGCTCGTGTTGATGCCAACGAACCCATCCGGGCCGTAAATAGACAATGTGTTAGTCGTGGTGACATTAACGTTTGTGGCTATTACGTTGGTTGTTGAAATCGAGTTGGTCGCCGAGATGTTTCCTTGGACCTGAAGGGTCGCTCCAAGACCGGAAGCAACATTGATGCCTACTGATCCGGCTGTGCCATAAATGGCCGTCGTGTTGATGGTCGTGGCATTTTGGGTCACGGCGTACAAAGTTCCGAAACGGGTCGCTGCGTTTCCTATTGCTATTGATGAACTACTGGCCAAGAGGTTTCCACTGAAGGTGGAATAGGCCCCCTGGACGGTAAGGTTCTGTTGCAAAGTTGCGTTACCGACCATTACGGCTTCACCAAAGTTCGTGATGGTGGGCATCTCTAGTAAAGGGAAACATTTGTTTCCCGTCGAGAGCAGAGCTCTCTCTCCGAGATCTTATTTATGGTCACTAAAACTTATTGAAATAGGGTGAAAGGCAAAATTCGGGTGGGGCCTGTGCGAAAGTGCCCAATGTGCATACGTTTTGAACGGCCATGGGTGTGAAAACGACTTTGCCATCCGGAATTAATGTCGCGCCGTAAAATTTGTTGGCGGCGGTGCCAAGACCACCAACGGTGAGATTAGAATACGTAAGAGCAACGGGATCGAAAGTTCCGATGTTGCTCGCCGCGCACGGTGCAAATATGACGTTTCCAGACGGTAAAAGAGCCGCCCCTTGGAACGCTCCCGAGCCTCCTGCAACGCCCGTCTGAACGTTGGAACAAGTTGAATTAGTTGGATTGAATATAGCCACATTCGCCGAGGTTAAGAAGCCGGGTGTCATAATGACGTTTCCGTTAGGAGCCAATGTACCACCAATGAACTTTGAGCTCCCTGTTGTGAAAAAGGGGCCCACGTTACTGAACGATGATTGATCGGCGGCGAGCATCCCAACATTTCTTGAATTTGCAGGAATCAAGGCGACATTTCCGTTTGGTAAAAGAACTCCACCAATAAAACCCGTTTGGTTAGTGCCCTGAATTGCAAGATTAGACATGGTCAGTGCCGTGTGATCAAAAATTCCAATATTTGCTGATTCGCGTGGTACTAAGATGACTTTTCCGTTTCTGGCCAAAACGCCACCTTCGAACCCGTTCGTTACCACATTGTACGGCCCTATGTTTGAGAATACCGATGTAACCGGGTTATAAACGCCGACATTATTCGTTTGAAATGGTACGAATATGACGTTTCCATTGGGTGCGAGGACTCCCCCACGGTATTTATTCGCGCCCGATGATAATCCGACCGGAGAAACGGCAGTGAAGGTTCTGTCCGCCGGATT